GCATTTCGTTTTATTAATAAAAATTGTTTTCATTACCTTTAAAATAGTTATCAATATATGAAAAAATAAAAAAATATATTAGATAACCAGTCCAATATTCAAAGATTTAAATTGAATATCTAACATTGTATAATTCATTCATTCATTATCGTCAATTATACCAAATTATCACCATTGTCAATTATACTAATTTCATAATGTTTATTATCACCATTGTCAATTATACTAATTTCAACGTTATCTATTTCTTCCATATCAATCTCATCTAATGTTGGTGATTTAATGCTTTTATCTTCTTCTTTAAATGTATAATTCCTTAAATTATAAAATCCAAAATATGTTTCAAATGGAATGAAAAATACTATGCAACTTAAAAATCCAAAAACATTCATTAAAAACTTAATTTTCATAAATAATGGATATACTAATAACATAGTATAATCTATCTTTAAATCTTTCTTATTTCTAAACTTAAATTTACACATCAGCATATTTAATGACAATATTATTGGAAATAAAGAATATAATAATAAAAAATTTCCGAATCTTGAAAAATCACTAATTGAGATATTCTGATACAAAATATATGGAAAACTAATTATAATAAAAATCATTAATACCTCTAATAATTTCCAACATCTATAATAAATATTTCTTAATAAACCAACTATTATATTATCGTTCTTTCTTTTAACATTGAAGTTAAATATTGTACTTAATTCTAATACCAATCTAACTGTTCCAGAACGATACCACCGCAAAGGACGTTGTTTCCATAATGTTCCAGCATCATAACCAGATATCACTTTACTTTTTCCACAAGTAAATAATTTATTAGGACAATATGTTAAAAAGAAATTATTTAAATCCTGTAATATAATATATCCATTTTGTCTACATATAATACCTTGTATTCCATCTTCACCAAATGGTAATCTACCATCACAAGGATTGATGTCAATACATTTTTTAAATAAATTTTTTTTCATCATGTAAGCTATTCCTACACCAAAATCCGTTGAACCAAAATTTCTTGAAAAACAACTATAAGAATATAATTTATATTCTATATCTACACATCGTTCAATGATGTTCTTTTTATTTTTAATTCTAATTCCAAAACCAATACATCCTATCTTTTCGTCATTAAAAATATTTTGATTAATATAAAATTTTTCTGGAAATAATGTATCATCATCCATTGAAATTAAATATTCATATTTATTATCTATATAATTTACGGTATTTCTCAGAGCCAATGTTTTATTAGAAACTTGTGTATAAATATAATTAACACCATATTTTTCACATATTTCGTTACTAATATTTTCAATAGGTAGAACTTTATTATTATCAGCAATATATATTGCCTCCCCCGAAAAATGTTTTAAAGCAGCCTCTAATGTATAAGGTAATACATCTTCACTATTATGACAAGCTATTATTACAGCTATTTTATTTTTAAATTCTTCATCTATTTCTTTATCAGTTACTGAATTATTTGGAACGGATGTTAATAATCCCCTTGATAAAAATATAAATAAAACCATAAATACTAAAATATTTATCCAATAATAATTTATAAATCCAAAATCAGGTATTATATATTTATTATAATAAATACCCAGACCTAATACCGCATACCATAATAAAGTAAATATATACCTTTTATAAGAATATTTGAAAGTAATTAATTTTTTAAATTCCTTTTCAGTAATTAATAAATACGGAATCATTATTTATCAATTGCCAATTATCTCCCGTTCAAATCTTTTCCGTATTGATAAGTTTTACTCATTTTAATTTTTAGTAATTAATATATTTATTAATCAATTTTAATAAATTAATTAATTATTATTTTTATATCCAAATAATTGAATATCATTTTATTACAAATAGATGTAATGAATATAATGTTATTAACACTTTTTAATATAAAAATATCATTTTATTATTGAATATAAAACAATAATATAATGGGTAATTTATTTTCAAGACGATCTCCTCAATATCATAGAATGGAAGAAAGTATGTTAGAATTAGAAACTATGTTAAACGCATATGATAATAGATTAGCTGTATGTGAAAGAGAATCTATTACTGATAGATCTAAAATATATGAATTAGAAAAAGAAGTAAAAAAACTTGCAAATATTATTGATGATTATGAAAATCAAATATCAGAATTAACAAATAAATTGGAAACACAAGTTAATGCCGTTGGTTATGATGTTAAACAAATGAAAGAAACATACAATGAATCAAATGTAACTACTAGCATGATGAATATTTTAAATAAAAAATTTAATGAGAAAGAAAAATGGCAATTCGAATTAATGAATAAATATATGGAAATAACTAATGATTTTGATGAATTTAAAAAACATTTTGTAATTGAATCTGAAAAATTATCTAAAGAGGGTAAAATAGTAGATGACGATATAACAAGTCATTATACCGCATTATGTTTTATATGTTATAAAATTAATTCTAATATATTGGAAAGTTACTTCAAATAATAAATGTAATAACAATTATATTATATTAAATATTATATAAATTTAATGAATGAATACGAGAAGCTTAATAGTGAAATTAACTCGGGGAAATATTTAGGAACTTATGGCGGTGCTTATTCGCTTTATCGTTGTTTAGCAGAAGTAAGGAAAAATAAAGATATTTTGAAATATAATAGATTAAAAGAGACTGAATATTTAAATGAAAATCTTTTAGAACATTTAAATAATCCATTGACACGTAAAAAATGGAATGATATTTCATCAATTAATCCATTAGGTTTGACAGCAGAAATTCCAACAATGGCTTGTACTACTGCTACATTGAATATTCCTGAATTAGATGGAAAATTATTCAAAGATGGTGTTATTGTTGATTCTGATGGTGGAATAAACGTAACAAAAATAGCCGTTCAATATACATGGAATATTAAAAAATTGTCAAAAAAATTAGATATGAGTGAAGACGATTTGCGGAAAGCAATTTATAAATCTACGAATAATGAAAAAATTTTTGATAAAAATTACAATGTTTTTTTACCAAATATTGGAGGAATCACAATATATATATTCAATGATATTAAAAAAGTATCAGATCCGATGGCTGAAGTTTCTGTTAGAGTTCATGATGAATGTAATGGTTCTGATGTTTTTGGAACAGACATATGTACATGCCGCCCGTACCTCACATATGCGATGAAATGTTGTGTCGAGTGTGCTCAACGAAACGGTGTAGGAATTATTGTATATTTCAGAAAAGAAGGTCGAGCTTTGGACGAAGTGGTAAAATATAGAGTTTATAATGCTCGTAAAAAACAAGAAGGAGGAGATTGTTCAGCAACTTATTTTCAACACACAGAAAATATAGCAGGAGAACGCGACGTTCGTATCCAAGAATTAATGCCAGAGGTATTAATGTGGTTGGGAATAGATAGAATCGACTGGTTGTTATCGATGTCTCGTGAAAAGTATGAAGCGTTGATTAAAAGCGGTATTAAAATAATGCAACGTATTCCCTTGCCTGATCAGCATATACCAAAAAATGCTGAAGTTGAGATAACTGCTAAAATTTCAGATGGATATCATTCAGTACAATGGAATAACAAACAATTAATTAAAACTTTACAAAAAATAGAAACAACGAGAGAAAGAGCTACTGCTATATATGAAATAGGATTACGGGACGAATTACACCATTTTCAAATAAATTTAGATAAATTGCCTTATACTGTTGAATATGTAATAAATACTATTGAAAAAAATTATCCTGATTTAAAAATTCCACAACATAGTAGAATCAGACATTTTGAAAAATTTGATCCAAATTTTATTACAAATTTTAATAATTCTTTTAGATGTACTACTAGAGAAAAAATTAGAAGATTGATTGATTTAACTGTTATGTCGGTTTTAACGGACGCAGGTGCTGGTAATTGGCGATATATTAAGGATAATAAGGTTTATACTCGAAGCGAAGGTTTAGCATATGCTTCTTATGATATGTTTATGTCAGGAATGTTTTCATCAGATGAAGCATGCCCTTATCGTATAAACAGTAAAGGAATTGAAAAAATGAATTTAGAAGATTTTAAAAAAGGATTTCAAATTTCTGAAGACAATCAATTATTCGGTGTAGAAAATAGATACAATAGTATAAAACGACTAGGTGGTTGTTTATCTGGATTTCCAGAAATATTCGGATATGAGATTAAAAGGTCTGGTAATTTGTTAGATTATATTGAAGAAAAATTTGGAAACGAAATTTCAATCAAAGAATTTTGGAAAATATTATGCAACACTTTTGGAAAAATTTGGGCAACAAACCAAAAAACGATTGGTTGTCGTGGCGATGTATTTGTTTATTCGCCATTAAAAAAAGAACAAGAAGTAGGAAGTGATCTTATTCCTTTTCATAAGTTACTTCATTGGATGATGCATTCTCTGATCGAACCTCTTGAAATGTATGGTATAAAATTTACGAACAAGGAAATTATGTTAGCGTTACCTGAATATAGAAATTACGGCTTACTGGTTGATAGTGGATTAATTACATTAAAAGACCCAACTTATTACGAAAAAGTCCATAATGTTGGATCTCAACTTCTAGTCGAGCTAAGAGCATTAACTTTAATTTTAATTGAAAAAATTAAAGATGAAATTAATAGATATTATGAAAATGATGGAATTAAATTAACGATGTCGCAAGTTTTGCAAGGCGGAACATGGAGTGCCGGACGAGCAATTGCTATGGAAAAACGAAAAACAAGTGAGCCACCAATTAAAATCAGATCAGATGGAACTGTATTTTAAATTTTTTATACACTACTTTAATATTATATTTTGAGAAATTTCTAATCAAATCTGTCATAATATAAATAACTAATTTCAACTAATTCTTTATTCTCTTCATTTTGAATCCGTTTAATTTGTTTTTCCATTTCTTCTTTTAATTTAAACAATCGTCTAGCAATTGTTGGATTTTTTCTTACACCTTTTTTATTTGTATATTTGTCTGGATTGAATCTAATAAATATCCATTTTCCCGAAAATACCATATATAAATCTTCATATCTGTCCTTTTCGTCTTTTTTGTCATATCTTTTATGTTGTTTCTCATCTGTTTCTATGCAAAGCAATGTATTTCCTATTAATTTTCTGTGGTCTATTCTTCGCCGATGTGTACAATCGCAATTTCCCGTAAATAAACTTTTATCATGTTGAAAGCCATCAAATATTGTATTAATATAATCTCTTACCGCTAGTTCCTTAGTTTTACAACGAATTTGGAATGTTAATGGGTCTTTTGGAAACAATCTCTGGAAGCATCTCACACAATAGTTTTTGTATTTTTTGTTTGCTTGTTGAGAATCAGGCCAATCAGAACAATTTTTACATCGTTTAGTCTTGATATTAATCATATTTTTTTTAGCGTGATTTTTACAATATAGATGTATTTTTTCACCTTTGAAGTTAAAAGACGGATATTTATTACAACCATCTTCTCTACATCGTTTATGCTTGATGTCAATCATATTTTCTTTAGCATGTTTTTTGCAATATAATGGTCTTTTTTTATTTTTGAAGTTATATAATGGTTGTGTTAAACAACCATCTTCTTTACATCTTTTAGACTTGATGTCAATCATATTTTCTTTAGCGTGCTTTTTACAATATAATGATGTTTTTTTACCTTTAAAATTAAAATTTGGTATTTTATTACAATTATTTTCAGCACATCTTTTAGACTTGATGTTAATCATATTTTCTTTAGCGTGCTTTTTACAATATAATGATGTTTTTTTACCTTTAAAATTAAAATTTGGTATTTTATTACAATTATTTTCTTTACAACTTTTATTTATAATATTTTCCATTCCTTTTAATTTACATTTAGAGCAGTAGCGAGCTCTTTTATCACTTGGTAACCCGAAACTTGGTTGATATTTTCCACATTCACATTTTTGAGAGTTTAAATTAACCATTTTATCGTTTTTACATTTAATACAGTAACTAGGTCGTTTATCAGTTGGTAATCCAAAAAGTGGACGAGTATTTCCACAACGACAAATCATATATTGTGGTTTTCGGTCTTCTTTATGTTCTTTACATCGTTCTGGTTTTTGGAAAAAATAACTATATGATGCTTGCTTTCGACAATTTTCAAATTCACATAATTTAGGCATATTTATTAGAATTATATATAATTCAATTCTTTATTTTAATTATATATAATTCTTTATATCCTTTGTTTTATTATAAAGGTTTTTTGGATTGAGATAAATACAATACAATTAATTAAAATATAATTAATTATTTTATAAACAAATAACGCCAAATAATATATATAAAATATGTCTGAAATAAAAGAAAAGAAAGAAAATAATATTTTACCCACTGATATTGAAAATATTATAGAAAAAATGGTATGTTTGCGTAAAAGTAATAATAAATCTTCAAGAGATTTTATTATCATTTGTAAAATAAATCAAGAACCAGAAACAATAAAAAGTTTAGTAGAAAAATGGCTAATATCTAAATTATCTAATATAAAACATCCTGCCGTATATGATGGATGGGGATGTCAATACGGATGGAATATTATTGTTGATGAATCTTATTGTGAAGGTGTAGATGAAGATGATAGTTTTGGTGAGATAAAATTTGCTATTCATCTTAGTTGGCAAGGAAATATTCCTATGGATGATGATTGGCTTATATATTTAGCAGAAGAACCAGAACCACCACAATTAGAAGCAAATATTATTTTAAAACATCTTGTAGAAGAACCAGAATATGTAATTGGTATTGGTGTAAGTGCTGTAAGTTCAAAATTTATGGCAAAAATGTGGTGGAATTATATTGGCGAGGGTGAAGAATATATGACTAAAAGTATGTGGATGCGTATGCCTGATGGAGAATGGGTTGGTGTACGTGAGACATCTTGTAATTTTAGATGGAAAAATTATCCACTAAATTAAAATTTTTAGTTATTTCTATTAGTATAATAACTCATTGCTACTGCTGATAAAGAACCGCAAGATGAGCGAAAAAGAATCATATATTTCATAGGAACATATTTTTGTTGAATGAAAGATATTGGTATCCAAACTACCGCAGAAGTTGCTGCTAAAACAAAACCCTCTTTTTTCATTTTCTCCATTGATTGATTAAATGTTTTACCTTTTGTTATTTCTGTAGTTGCATACAAAATGGGCATCATTGTCGTAGGCCATATAATAGTTTCATAAATTGTAGCAGTTTTAATTATCCCTAAATTAGATAGACCATTTAGTTTATTCATATATGCAAAAGTTTTATAAATAACTGCTGAGCTTATAAATCCATAACCAAAAAAACCAATAGCACGATAAGGATCAATTTTTTCACCCCCTTTAAAATATTGACACGTTAAATCTCCACCCGAGCAAATACTTCCTCGGAGAAATGCTTGTCTTAAAAATATGCCATATCTCATAATACATATTTTTATTACAATATATTTAAATTAAAATTTGAAAAATAAAGGTAAATTTGCTGGAATAATTGCCCAGATAATACTTTCTAAATAAGTTAAAGCATTATAGTAACCATCCAGCGAGGGAAATAATCTAAAATGTCTAAATAAAACATCGATAATAGCGGCATAAATACTTAAATTTAGAAAAATTTTTGGTTGTTTTAATAAATCAAATAAAATACCAAAAAAATACATCATACCTCCAGCAATTAAAAGACTTTCAAATCGACCATGTATTTTAAAATAGGATTTTAATCCAGCAAAATCACCTTTTGGATGAAAATGGACGATTACTTGTAATAAGAAATCACCAATCATACCAATTATAAATGCTTTTTGATTGTAATTCATAATTATAATATTAAGTTATATATTTATCAAAAATTAAAATTAAATTAATATAGAAATAAAATTTTATTATTAATTTAATTGAATGGGTAATACATTTACTAAAAAAAAAAAGAAAGTTAAATTTAAATTAACTCCTCAACAAATAAAAGAATATATAACAGATGATGGAGCGATTGATATGAGTAAATTAAGAAATGAATACGATGCTACAAGTGAAAATAAAAAGAAAACACCTGTTAAAAAAAAACCTGTTAAAAAAAATAAAGATATTCCCAAAATTAGAGAAGAAATTGTAGTTATCCATGAAGATGACGATATAGAAATTACAGAAAAAGAAAAAAATGAAGAAAATGATGAAGAGGAATTCGAAGTAGAACAAGAAGATATAGAACTTATTATAGACAAACCAGAAGAACCAGAAGAACCAGATAAACCAAATAAACCAGAAGAACATGTTAGAATAGCAAAACCAGCATTCGATACATTAGTTGAAGCTTTATATGATGCTGGCATTAAGGCTAATAGAAACGTTCAAGTATCAAATTTATATCATTTAGATTGGTATTTTGAAAATTTCAAGGACACATTAGAGGCTAAAGATGGTGATGTAGAAGAAATACTCGAAGAACAAAACAAAATATTGAGTGAAAATATATTACGACCTCGTATGATTAAAATCCGAGTACCTTCAGATGATGCAAATTCAGAAGAAAAGTGGAGAGTTGTCGAAATCCCTTTATTTACGTTAGTAAAGCACAACTCATTAAAAATCGATACGATGGATATCGAATTAAAATTTAATATGGGGAAAATTATAAAAAAAACAAAAATAAAAAAAAACAAATTCCATTCTAATAATGGTAAAGAAAAAAAATCATTAGTAAAAAAGAAATGGAAAATCCGTATTGCGACACCTATAAGAAATAATAGCAATTTCGCAACATTAAAAATTAAATTTACCTATGATTCTCCATTAGAATCAATGACTCGTCTGACTGAAAAATATGATCGTTTTTTATAAATTTATTCAGATTTTTCTTCTTCTGTATCTGCATTATCAGCAGATGTTTCTTTGGCTTCTTTTTCATGAATTAATCCGGCTAATATATTTAATACTTTAGCTAATCCTTCTGGTGGTCCGTCATCTCTGGCTTCAACGTGGACGCTATATTTTGCGGAGTTATCAGTTTTACGGGTAGTTTCTTTGGAAGTACTAACGGAACCAGTGATACTAGCCGAGACTGGTGACCAGAAACTGGAATATTTGACATTGACTGTAGTTGATGCGGCAAGTTTACTTTTTTGTTGAGTTTGTTGTTTAACCTCCATTTCGAAATCTATATTAACTTTTTTTACAGATAGAGATGGAATATTGACTATTGCCAATAATGGAACAGACAATGTTTTATCTACTTCTTCTACATCATCTGAATTAGGAGATTTTTTTAAAGTTTTTCCGTAAGTAAAATCGACTGTTCTTATTTTACCATTTCCATCAGTACCTACTTCTTGAATAAAATCTTTGGTAAGATTTGCTAATTTACCTTGGGCATTGGCGGCTGCTATTAATGGTGCTCCAATCAAATCTTCCATTGGTAAACCACGAAATTGTTCAGTTATTGACATTATATATATAATTATATATATATAAAAATATCTATGATAATGTAATTATATTAAAAGTTAGTTTTATTTACCAAAAATGAATAACTATATAGTATATTTATTAACAAATACATCAAATCGAAATACATATTTAGGAATAACAAATAATAGCAAAAGAAGAATCAGACAACATAATGGTATAATAAAAGGGGGAGCAAAATATACTCGTGCCAAAAAAGGAGATGGAGATTGGATTTATCATTTAAAAATAAAGAATTTTACAAAAAGTGAAGCATTATCATTAGAACGCACAGCAAAAAATTTAAGAAGGCGAGCAAAAGGTTCAACACCACTTGAAAAAAGATTATTTATTTTATTACCATTAGTTGAAAGATATCCACAAGCAGAAATAGAATATTATGATTAATTACAAATATATATAACAATTTGAAATCTGTATTATAAAAGTAAATCATGGATTATTTAAATTTTAAAAATATATCTGCGTACGCTTCTAATATAGCGAAAAGTAGAAATTATTATCTAATAAAACAAAATCAAACATATATTACAATTTTCATAACTTTATTATTAATAAAATTTATAGGATTAGGATTTGTTTTGAATTCCTATTTATTAATATATTACGTGATATTGAATATAAATAATATAACAAATAAAAATACTGACTCAAATTTATTAACTATATATGGTTGTTGTTATACGAGTGAATTATTTTTAGGAAATTATATACAATATCATATACGTTTTGAATTTTTAATTTGTAAACTGATATTTTACGTATGGATGGTTCATCCTCTAAGCAATGGATATGAACAAATTTATAATATTATGAACTCATTTTTTTGTATAACAACACAAAAACAAAAAATTAATAACAATATTTTAAATGCATTAGAAATTTTAGAAAAAAGACAAATTAATCAATCAGAAAAATTAACAAAAGTTTTTAAATTTTATGAAAAATTGAATACAGATTTAGATAAATACGAAATAAATGAAAAACAAATTTTTCCAGAAGAATCTCAAGAAGATTCTAATGAATCTTCATTATATATACATCCACCTAAAAATAAGAACGAATAAATTAAATTCTGTTATTTGGATTTTTACTATTTATTGGTATAAATCTATCAATATAGTTATTATCGTTCGTTGGTAAAATTGGGTGTTCAGAGTGTCTAGTAATATTTGGTCTAGGTCTAAGTAAATTTTTACGTTTAGAATGAATATGTAAAGGATTAGAAGTATTTTCTGTTTTTTTTTTAATTTTATTATAACGCATGTCATTCTCAGCATTGATTGTGCTATTAAATGAAATATTTGGATTAGGGTAGTGTTGAAATTTATTTTGTCTTGGATTTAAAGAAATATTTTTATCTTCATCTTCATTTTTTTTTTCAAAAATCTGAAATGGATTTTGTGAATTATAATTTTTCTTTTTTTTTATTTTTTTTTTTGATTTAGGAACTCGTGATATATTTTGTTTCATTTCATTATAATTATTAAATTTCATATTTCTTAAATGTGAATCAACTTCAAAAATTTCATTAGTAGTTTGATTTTGATGATTATTAAAAATATGATCATTTATGCGATCATTTGAAGTAAGTTGTAATGATTGATTTTGTTCAGTTGGATATCTTGAACTTTGGTTTAAATTGTCTCCAACTAAATTCCCATAAATACCAACTCCTAAATTTCTTCTAGAATCATTAAATGTCCAATTAAAAGCTTGATCATTTAATTTTTTTAATTCTTTATCAAATTTATCATTATTTCTTTGTATTTCTTGATTTTCATTATCTTTTTTTTGTGAATTTTCTTCACCGATATAGAAATAGTTATTCATGTGTGTAATAAAACTATTATATATTTTTTTTTCGTATATTAGACATAATTTTTATTATAATTACTTATCTAATTGATTGTAATAAGATTTAGTTTTTATTTTTTTTTCTAAACAGATTTTATATATATCATGGTTAAATTTATTAAAAAACGAATTTATAATTTAGATAAAAGTTACAAATATAATTATTATCAAGTTGTAAATAATAAAAAAAAAAAAATTAGTTCAAAAAAATACCATACATATTTGAAAAAAATAGCAAAAAAAAAAGAAAATACATTACCAATGATTCTTTTAAAAAAAAATGTTGAAAAATACTTACCATTATCAGAACAGGTTGGTGGTGATGGGGATATCGCTAATAATTTTGATGACTTATTAGAAAAAATAAAAAAATATAAAAATAATCCTAATCTTAAATTAGGAAAAACATTTGTATTAGATCACAATGTAATCAAAGGAGAAAAGGGAGAAATGCAAATTTCTTCACAAAATGAAAAAAAATTGACTGAATTACTTAAATACACAGATTTATTATTTAATACGCAATATATTCATCTTAAAGATAGTGATGGTAAATTGAAAAAATATGCCATATTAATTCCAAATAAAATAGATAGTAGTGAAATTTCAAAACATATTGATTATTATTTAGACAAAGAAACTTATAATACATTTTCTTTTGATGAAAATAAACCAGAAATTACTGATAAAATGGTAAACAAATATTTAACTATAATTAATCCAAATACTGGTTCTTCGGAAAATTTAGAAACAATTGTTAATAAACAAAACGAGAAAATTCAAAAAGAGAATGGAAGATTTTCAAAATATTTATCATTATTAAATAAAATGTCAAAAGATTTTGAAATAATAGTAAGTAATTTATTATCACAATCATTACCATTTAATGATAAAAATGCTCAATCTCTTGTTAATCAAGTTATTCTTGCTTTGATAGCAGATTCTCTAATTGAACAAAAAAAAGAGGGAGATCAAACAACAACAAGCTTTTATCACAATAACGATTTATCTGATTATAATGTTACATATTTCGAAGGAAATATTGCAAAATATAACGGACTATTAGGAGACAATTCAAAAAATGGTTTGTTAAAAACATATGGTAATTTTCCAGAAATAATTAGAAAAGTTCTAAATGATATTTATGAATTTGATAGTAAATATTTTATTCCAATTAAGCTTATGGATATGGAAACAATTGATATATTTAGTTGGAATAACTATTTTGAAAAATATAATCAGTATAGAGAAAAAATAAATAAATCATTGATCGAAAGTGATCATGAAAGTCAATGTGGAGCAGTAAAGTCATACCATCGATATTTAGAAACTATTAACGAACAAATGAAAAAAAATAAGAGAAAATTTCAAGGAAAACACTCAACATTTTTATTCTCATCTTCACGAAAATGCAAAACAATTGATAACACTGAAACTGATTTAAATAATTCTGATCAAACATACGATATGATGAAAGGATTTAAAGAAAATGATAATATTCAACTAGAATCTGTTGTATCCGTTGTTAAAAATTTATTATTACTGGAATTAACAATATTTGAATTATCATCATTACAAAAAATAATTAAAATTATTGGGAAAACAATCATCGATTTAAACAAGAGTCATGAATCAGATAATACAGCAAATATTACAAATACTCAAAAATTTTTAAAAAAAACACAAACTTATAAAACAACTATAAGTAACAAAAATTTATCAATTTTTTCAAGAATTTCTGAATTAAAAGAATATAAAATTTATTTAGAAGAAAAAAGATCTAAAAATTCTCATTATGAACAAAATTTGTCAAATAAATCCAAACAAATGAATTTCAAAAATAATTTGACAGATGATATAATAGAAAAAATAACACAAATAAGTAATACATTACCAAAAATAGATACTAATTTGTTAGAAGAATTTATAAACGAATATAAAATACCAATTATTTCTTCAACTGATGAAAGTAATAGTGAAATGAAAAGTCAACAAGCAATAAATGAAACATATACATTATTTGAATTCTTTTCTAATTTTTATAAAAAATTAAATCAATCTGAAGAAGAAACATGTGATACTATATCAGTATATAATTTAGATAAATTACAAAAATGTATTACTGATGCGGAAAATGCTTTTTATCCTCGTGATGAAAAAGTAAATCTTGATTTAGCACTATTTGAAGAACAATATAAAGATTCTATTTTGAAAGAAACAAAAGACATTAGACTTGGATACACTGGAATAAAGCGAATGTTTGACAATTATAAACATATTCATCCATTTTTTGAAAATCAATTAAGTAGATCTATATCCGATTTTAATGATAATCTTGATAAATTAGAACTAGAAAAACAACAAAAATTAGAAGAAGAAAGAAGAAAGCAAGAAGAACTAGATAAAAAAAAAGAAATTGAAAATGAAGCTAATAAGTTAAAAGAATTAGCGAGAAAAGCAATTAATGATGAACAAGAAGCACAAGAAAGAAAACAAGCAATTAATAATCAATTAATCCAAAATGAAAAAGACTTAGATAATTTACAGACTGGTGGAGACCGCGACACCAAGACTGGTGGCGACCGCGACACCAATATTGTAGCAGCAGGTTTAACAGCATCATCTGGTACTCTTGGTGCTCTTGGTCTTTCTGCTGCAACATCAGCAACATCTCTTGGTTTGACTGGTATTGCAGCTGCTGCTACAGGAACTGGTATTGGTGCTCTTGGTGTTGCTGGTCTTGGTACTGCATATGGTCTAAAAAAAGCTTATGATTGGAAAACATATGATGGTGAGACTGTTGAATCTGATAATTCAATGAATATAGGTAAAAAAATGGAAGAAGATGGATTTGGTTTAGAT